AACAAAGGTGGTTCTGAAGCTGAGTTTGGATTATCTGATAGAGAAAAGGAACAATTACTGAAAAGTATTGATGATGTTGTAGTTGATTTACAATCTAAGACAGACGAAATCACACAAGATATAGAAGAAGTCAAAGGAAATTAAATGGCAAGATGGGGAAAAAACTCATCCTACACTTATACAGGCCGTAAGAAAAAAACATTCGACCAAAATACAGGTGGATTAGCCACTAGCGGTGTAGTATCGAGTAGAATATCGAGAGAATCAACGGCCCCAAATCAATGGGAGTTCTATGAGATAGAACTTGCAGAAGTTATGTTTGTTTACGATACGATAGAAACTTTACCGAAAGATGGTGATGGTAATCCTCTATGGGCGTTGATGGGTGCAATTAAGGCACGAAATCAAGAATCCGATAAAGGAAAATTAGTAGGTGATTTGAGAATCTATTTTCCTTTGAACCCTAATCAAGTACAAGTTCCATTACGAAATGAAACCGTAATAACACAAAAATATAATGATACATATTACTATCAACGAATAGCTTTATACCCACAAAGTCCAAACGCAAGTGTAGAACCTGGTTTGAGTGGTAATCAGACCGAAGATGAAATAGAAGACAATTATCTGTATGATAATTTTGAATTAAATAAAAATTTTGGTTTTGATGATTTAGTAAAACCACTTTTGATACATGAAGGTGATACTATATTTCAAGGTAGATTTGGAAACTCAATCAGATTTGGAAGTGCGATTGTACCTAACGCCCACCAAGAACCTGATACGATTCAAAACTCACCAAATGTCATATTTCGTGCTGGACAAAGAGATGATGCGGGTTTGGGGTTTCTACAACCAGTTGAAGAAGATATAAACAAAGACGCTTCAAGTATTTGGATGACAACAGACCAAAAAGTTATGTTGGATATTTCTAATACAAATGCAACAAGTCATAAATATATGACAAGTGAACATGGAGATGACCAACCAAATCTTGGTGGTAAACAAATCACAATTAATTCTGATAGAATAACTTGGAATAGTAAAGATGGAAAATTATTAGGATTCTCATCAAAAGGTATTGGTTTTTCTACACAAGGTTCTTTTAGTGTTGATTCTGATAATGGTGTACAAATGAATTCAGGTGGAGCCACAAATATGAGTATGGTACCTGGTGGTATTAGTTTAATAACACCTGGTAACTCAAGATTAGATTTAGGTCAAGGTGGAGAAGAGGGTGGTTCTGATAAAATTTATTTATCAAGTGAATGTCCATCTTTTTTGACTCTTGATGATAAGGCACATTTGGAAAGTTGTAAAGGTGCAAATGTTCACCTTGATGATTGTGCTGGATTGTATACGGATAACGGAAGTTATTTTAAGATTGGTGGTAGTAAAGATGAGGCTGTAATTTATGTCAAAGGTCGTGATGATGTCAAGGAACAACACTTGGTATTTGGTGAGAAACTTACTGAAATATTAGATTTAATGTTGGCCTCACAAGAAGCACTAATTGACACGGTCATGAGTTTTGCAGGAATACCAACTGGTGCCGGCCCGAGTGGCCCAATTAGTGGGGGCCCACCGAATCAAGCTTTGGTGGATACTTTTAAACAATCAACGGTTGAAGTTATTCGAGCACAGATTTGTGATATATTGACACGAGTTGAATAATGGCACTGGATAAAAAAAAACTTAAACAGGCATTAGTTGATAATTATAGTAAACTAGCTGAGGATGGAAACGCATCAAAATCAGATTCGGCAGATGGAATGGCAACGGCTATCGTTGAGTTTATGAAGGACGCTGAAATCGTACCTGTTGGAAGTCCAGCACTTACACCAGCCGTACCATCACCGATACCTGACCCAACATCGTTAGGTACTCCATTGAAAGTTATGGGTATTGATGGAGCTAAAGCACCATTGAAAACTGCAATATTAGGTAGTTTCAATTTAGAAGACCCTTCAATGGGACAGATTACAAGTGGTATTGTGACGGCAGCAGCTTTGATGATAAACTTTGGAAATCCATCTGTAAAATCGGCAACAGGAGCAAGTGTGATGAGTGTTCCGCCTATATTGGCACCAGCAACCGCGGTAGGAATGGGTGGTGGTAGTATCGATGATGTTTGTGATAGTATAGCCACTATTATAACGGCTTCGTTTTTATCAACTGTGTTTAATGGAGCAGTAATACATACAGCAAGTGGAGCAGTGATACCAGGTGTGGTATCTAGCACAATAATTTAGAATAGGAGTCTAAGATGAAAAAACAAGAACTAATAAAGATAATAGAGAGATTAGTTCGTAAGGAAGTTAATAAACAGGTAAATGAGATATTTATTAAGGAAGGAAAGAAAGCTTTAGCTAGTCGTTCCATAGAAGATGAAGTCTCATCCTCTTTAACTCAAATAGCAGAACAAGAGTACACCCAACCTAAACCAAAAAAGAAAGTTTATAAAGAGTATACCAAAAATGAATCTCTCAATAAAATTTTGAATGAAACGGCTGGTGGTATTCCACAAGGTGATTCTGAATATCCAACAATGGGTGGCGGAACCTATACAGCGGATAGAGTACATGAGTTGATGGGTGGAAATCCAATGATGGCAAATACAGAACAAGGTAAAGAAAAGAGAAGACAAGTTGGAGCAGTCGAATCATTGAAGGCACAAGGTGTAAGTTCTGAACAAGTAGGTGAAGATGTTGTAAATGCACTCACGAGAGATTATAGTGGTTTGATGAAAGCTATGAATAAGAAAAAAGAACCATTTCGTCCATAGGAGAAATTAGTTGTCAAGTGTATTAGAGAAGGATTTAGATCCTAATGTAAAAATAGGTGTACCATTACCGATGGATCATTCTGATGGTAGTGGGTTTTTTCCTGGCACTTCAACAACCTTAACACAAACAAGTAGTAATATCAGAAATTTACTATTGACAAATAAAGGTGAAAGGGTTGGACAACCTGAATTCGGATGTGGTTTATTACAAGTATTATTCGAACCAATGTCTGAATCATTAATTGATTCGGTAGAGTCTACAATCGAAGAGGCAATGGCACAATGGTTACCTCATGTAATTGTGAAAGAATTAAAGGTAGGACCTGATAAAGATGAACCTCATAAATTAATTATAGAAATAGAATTCTCATTGACGATAAGACCAGAAGTACACGAAAGTCTTACATTAGATTTTCTAATCGGAGAGTAGGAGAACATAAATGCCACAAAAAGAAATAAGATATTTAAATAAAGATTTTGACGCTTTTAAATCAAATCTTATAGAGTTCGCGAAACAATATTATCCAAATACATACAATGATTTTAACGAATCATCACCAGGTATGATGTTTATTGAAATGGCATCTTATGTTGGTGATGTGTTATCTTATTACATTGATTCCCAATTTAAAGAACAATTGTTAGCGTACTCAACAGACCAACAAAATCTTTATGAGATGGCACAATCATTCGGATACAAACCTAAATTAGCTACTGCTTCACAAGGTGTTGTTGATATATTTCAGATAGTTCCAGCACAAGGAAGTGGTGAGAATAATAGACCCGATTATTCTTATGCATTACAGGTTAATGAAGGTAGTACTCTTGAATCAACTACTGGTGTGACATTCCGTGTTCGTGAAAATGTAAACTTTTCATACTCAAGTTCCTTCGACCCTACAACGGTGACAACTTATGAAGTCGATAGTGGTAACGAAGTAACTTATTATTTATTGAAAAAATCTGTAAGAGTTGTAAGTGGGAATATTTCTGAGGAACAAATTGTATTTGGAGGAGCAGAAAAATATCCAAGAGCTCTATTAGGACAAACTAATGTTTTAGAAATAATTTCTTGTACAGATAGTGATGGTAATACATGGAAAGAAGTCCCTTTCTTAGCACAAGATACCGTGTTCGATTCTGTAAGAAATACAGAAGCCAATGATCCTGAGTTATCACAATATAGTGATGAGGCTCCATATATTTTAAAACTTCTAAAAACACCGAGAAGATTTGTAACATTTATTCGTGGTGATGGTAAAACAGAATTAAGGTTTGGTAGTGGTATAAGTGATAGTCCTGATGAAGAAATAATTCCAAATCCAAATAATGTTGGTTCTTCCTTACCAGGCAGTCCTTCATATTTAGATACTTTCTTCGACCCAAGTAATTTTTTAAATACAAAGGCTTACGGTCAATCACCATCCAACACGACATTGACAATCAAATACTCTTATGGTGGTGGTTTATCAGATAATGTTCCAAGTGACACGATAACTACTTTATCTAATTTTCAATATACCATAAATACAACAGGTCTAAGTAGTGGTGTATTAGACACAGTCATAGAATCACTTGGTGTGACAAATCCACAACCAACTACTGGGGCAAAGGGTGGTGAAAGTATTAAAGAATTAAAAGAAAACGCATTAGCGTTTTTTCAATCACAAGGAAGAGCAGTTACTAAAGAAGATTATATTACAAGAGTATACTCACTTCCAGCAAAATTTGGAGCTGTTGCAAAAGCATACATTGTACAAGATGAACAATTAAATTTACCAGCATTTCAAAAAGAGGTTTCTTCAAACATTTTTGTTGACCAACGATTTAATGATGTCAAAGCACAGGATGTTGGTAGTAGTAATAGACTACCAAATCCAAACGCATTAAATTTATATTGTTTAGGATTTAATGGTTCGAAACAATTGACTCAATTAAGTATAGCGACCAAAGAAAACATCAAAACACATCTTTCACAATATCGTCTTCTTACGGATGCTGTAAATATAAAAAATGCATTTGTAATTAATATCGGTGTAAAATTTAATTTCATCGCAAGGGCTGGATTTAATAAGGAAGAAGTTACACTTCGTTGTATTGAGAGAGTTAAACAATTCTTCAACATTGATAGATGGCAAATAAATCAACCTATTATTATACAAGAATTAGCTTATGAGTTATCTATCGTAGATGGTGTTGGGGCGATTGTTCCACCATCACAAGATAATCCAAAAAATTTACAAGTTCTAATTACGAACAAGTTTTCGCGTTCAGATGGTTACTCAGGTAACATTTACGATATAAATTATGCAACCAAAGATGGTATAGTTTATCCATCACTTGACCCAAGTATATTTGAATTAAAATATCCCAATACTGATATTGAAGGTCGGGCGATTGGTGACTCTACTGGTAATCAATTATAGGAGATGTAAATGCATTATTTCGAATACGCTGAAAAAGATTCTGTACTCTACTCAAGAAGTGGTAGTCAAAATACAGGTATCGATGAGATTTTAGAAGTCACTAAAGATGTAAGTTCTGCTGGAGTAGTACAAGGAGTAAGTAGAATATTAATCAAATTTGATACAACATATATATCGTCTTCGATATCAAGTGGGCTTATTCCATCGAGTTCATATACAAAATTTTATTTAAATTTATTTGACGCTAATTCTCGTGGTCTTAATGTAAATCAAAACTTATATGCTTATCCTGTAAGTCAATCTTGGGATATGGGATACGGAAAAGAAGATAATAATCCAATAATTGGTGATGGTTGTAGTTGGAATTATAGAGATAATGACACCACAAGAACCCAATGGAGTAGTTTGATGACTGGTTCGGGTGGAACTTGGTACAACCAATATGAAGCAAGTCAATCTTTTAATAATGAACCAAGTGATGTAAGAATGGATGTCACAAGTATAGTTTGGAATTGGGTTCATGGTGATGTACCAAATGAAGGATTTATGGTCAAGAGAAGTGGTAGCATTGGTAATACGAACGCAAATCTTGATGAAGGAAGTGTTACACCGATGGGAACCTTTTCATTTTTCAGTCGTGAAACGCATACTATATATCAACCAAAGTTAGAAGCCGTTTGGGACGATTCTGTTTGGACTACTGGTTCATTAGAAGCTTTGACAAATGTAGAATTAGAAGATGCACGATTGTATCCAAGAAGTCAAAGAGAATCATACAAAGAAGGTTCTAAAGTAAAGTTTAGAATAGTTGGTAGACCATTATATCCTGAAAAAACTTTTTCCGCTACAGCAGGGTATTCAACTGGATATAATACTGCTAAGTATTTACCGAGTGGAAGTACATTTTATCAAGTGGTGGATGCATATACTGATGATGTTATCATTCCTTATGGAAGTGGTTCAGTAGTAAGTTGTGATTCAACTGGAAACTTTTTTAATTTAGATATGAAAACTTTATTAGCAGATAGATTTTATAGAGTGGAGTATAAAGTTGTGAGTGGTAGTGGAACAACTGATGAAACTATTCAGTACTTTACATATCTACCATCATTTAAAGTGGTGAAATAAAATGCCTTTAACTAAAGAAGAACTGAATAAAAGTGAATTTTATCAAAGACTAAAAGAACAAGATAGGGCACAATATCTTAGTGAATTAGAACAAAGTAGAGTTTTAAATGATACAGTCATTGTAACTGAAGATGATAATAAAATTATTAGTTCTGATGCACAACCTTTGAGAAATGAGGCTGGTTTTTTTCTGGCAGTTGAAGACCCTTACCAAGATAATACTAATTTAAAAGATCCTGACCAACTTATCAAGTTGGAAGTTAAAACCACAACTTATGTTTATGACCCTTATTGGTCATTGATAATTGACAGAGAATTCAAGGAATTATGAGAGTACAAACCGATTTAACCCAAGAGGATTTTAAACAACTTAAAAAAGAATCTAAAGAAGTTTTAGGACTTGATGGAGAACTTTTTCCACCATTCGGTGCAACACAAGATTATGTTGAATTTCATATATTTGATATGAGTGGTAATTTCAAAGAGAGAGGTAAATCTGAAAATTACACCCTTGAAGATGGTAAAATAGTTTTAAATATTGGACAGGATTTCCGTGACTTAGGATATAATCGTGGGAACTATAGAATAAGATATTTTTTTGTTAGACCAAAGGCAGGAAGTGGTGATGAGATTGTATTAACAAAAACCGTAGATGGTAATGTTGGTATAATTCATAGTGGAAATCCTGAGTTGACAGGTGTTCCGATGGGTGAGTTTCATGTTGATGATGAAGGTAATGCGTTCGTAGGATTAGAACCACCACTTGAAGGTGAAGCTCTATCATTAGACATCAAAGAATGGAAATATCAAATAAATGCTATTTCATCAGATAGAAAAGAAGTTAGTCTGATACCACAGATAATCGATAATGTAAAATACAAAGAAAATTTCAGAAAACTAGCATCAGATACAAATACATATAGGTCTACCAAAACGGCTCAACCAACCAACGCACAAATTCAAGAAGCCATACAGGAAGCGATGATGACTGGACAAGACCCACAAGATATATTGGCAAATTTAGAGGGTGATACTGGTGGAGAAATTAGTTTTACAGGACCCGATAGTAGTAGGGTTGAATTCAATTCAAGGCTCGAAAATGTTGATGGTGGTTTCACACAAACCATGAGAAGAGGTAAACTTGTAGTCAAAGATGCTTATATCACAGATTATACATCTCAACCTGATGTGAATGAAAATTCATCCTTTGATGTGGAACAGCCCATACCTGAATTATATATTGAAATTATAAAAACACCAGGTACGAGGGTTGTAGATTTTCAATTGAAAACAAAAGATGGTGATATTTTTAATCCAAATATAAATGCTGTTCAATTCTACTGGGAGTTCGGATGTGGTCATACACAAGAGGCCTCAACCGATTCTAACGCATCACATGAGTATGATGTGGATGGAAATTATACTCCGTCAGTTTATGTGTTTACCCCAAATTTTTCAGAGGAGATAAGTGAACTCAGAACTCCAACTGGTAGAGTGGTTGGTTTATTAGATTCATCACCATCCGAGTTACCAACTGATGGTTCGGAGAACACCCAAGAGTCACAAGACACGAGTGAAGAACCACTACCAATATTAGAAAGTGCGTTTGATGGTAAGATTATTAAATGGAATGGTAATGGTTTAGCACCATTTTATTCAGCAGGTAATAGTAGGTCAACCGCAGGTACAAGATGGTGGGTACAAAATGGTCACACAAGAGCACTTGCATCCAATAGTCAAAATTTACAAGATGCGTTGAGAGGTCTTGTAGGACAAAAATTAGAAGATGATATCGAATTGTCTCGTGATATTATAAATGATTTGAGAATCGGGCCAAACTTAGACTATACTAACTTTGGTAATCCAACCGAAAATGAAATACAAAGAATTATAAATGTTGATTGGAGAAGTCCAGGTAATCCTGATGATTTTCAAACGAATCGAAACGCCAGAGAAGAACAGGCAGCTATACCTAATACATATGAGGTTCGTATAACAGGTTTCCTCACGATTGAAACACAAGGTGATGATCAGTTTGACCAAGGCTTTAACTTTGAAACAGACCCATTGATATTTCCATCAAACATGGCTTACACCGCCATAAGTAGTAATGTATCTGCCTTCGAAACACCAACATATGATGGTGATGAAGCTATATTGTTGAGATTTGAAGAGGGTCAGAATGTAACATTGACATTTCCATCTGTTGTAAACATTGGTGGTAGCCAATCTATAAGTTTATCACGAGTAGATATGGATGGTGGAACAACTAATTCTTCAGCCAGAACAGCAACATTCACAATGAATGGTGATAAAGAAATAGAGATAAGATATGGCATCGAACCGTAAAATATATTGGGGACTAAGGGATGAGAGTGAAATCCCAAAGATGGCTGCCTGTGGTGATGGTCAAGACCCACAAGGTGGTGGTGGTGCTGGTTCAGGAGGAAGTGGTGGTAGTGGAAGACCAAAGCCTGAAAAACCAAAAGGACTTGGTAACTTTCCAAGTCTTGGTGATTTACTTGACAAGTTAAAAGATTTAGCTCCATTATTGGCACTTGGAGCTTTAGGAGCAGCAGTAATTGGTGGAGCTGTAGTATTTTTGAGAAAGAACAGAGATACAACACCTGAACAACAAGAGGCTGGTGACTTTGGATTAGATTTAGTCCCACCACAAAGGATAGCAGGAAAGACGGCAGCAGAGATAGCTGCTACAGAAGTACCTGAGTTTGATGGTCAACAAATAATTGACGATGACGGAAACCTATTAGTTTGGAAAGAACCACCTGGCATTTGGGTTAACTTTGGACAACAAGAAACATTACTACAACCAACAAATCAAACAAGGGAAGTTCCAGTTTACGCAGACTTTGAATCTGATATTATCGAGGTACACAATGAAGACGCCATAACGGTTAGAAAGACTTGGAGTCAAGGTGCTACTGAAGTAAATCACATCGGGCCCACACAAGTTAATTTAGAAACAAAGTTTAATAATTGGTATATAGAATGGGGAGCTCCACAAGACCTACATACATACTTAAGAAGTGGAGAATTTAATCGTTCATTGATTGTAAATCGTAAAGAAGATACAGAAATATGGCCCGAATATCCATTTGGAGTGGTTTACAAACTTTACCAACCTTTGGCAGATAATATCCAAGCTGGTGACCTTGTATATGTGACCACAGAAATGTCTTCACCTTATGAAGAAAATGTAAAGTTATTGGATTTTGTTGATGAATCCATTGAAGATGTGGTTTTAAGAAATCCAAAGTGGGATACCTCAGATAATATACATAACTATTTTCAAGAAAGAGATACAAACTATAAAACCTATAGTGAATTAACTACTTCAAATTCCACCCTAACAGATTTGATAGAAAATGAGATTGTTAGTGGTAGTTTCATGGATAGTGTGGAATTAGACGGAATCGAATATGATGATTTCGATAACTTTATTAGATTTAGTTCTGCCGAAGACAGAGTAGTAAATTTTAAAAAGAAATTAGAAAAGATAGAACTATTTCAAAGTCAGAGTGATAATTTAATCGGTGTTGGTGGTTCGAGTACTGGAGAATATACTTCATCACTTAAAAGAGACATAAGGAAGATTAAAAACGAATTCACTCCATTTGAAAATTATATGTATTTTAAGTCTTCGAGTTATTCAAGTGGTTCGTTTGGAATATCTCATGATAATTCATGGCCTAAGAAGAGTGGTACTGGAACTTTACTTGACCCATTTGTTTTATATTCCGTTTCTGAATCTGTTGCAGAAAATTGGTATTCAAGACAGATAGTAAGTGCTTCTAATTACGATAGAGATAATAGAGATAGATTACTATTAAACATTCCAGCACACATTCGTGATGATGAACAGAATGATGCATTCACAACATTCATAAACATGACTGGTGAACACTTTGATTCTATTTGGAGTTACATACATGAAATATCAAAAATTTATAATAGACGAGATGGATTGGAAGTAGGATTATCAAGAGATTTAATCTATCATGTCGGTAGGTCATTTGGATTCTACTTAAATGATGGTAAAGATTTAGTAAGTTTACCTGAATATATAATTGGGGCAGCAGTCACTGGTTCAGATTCAACTTATTCAATATCTTCCACAACACCCGAAAGAGATATATCAAGAGAAATTTGGAAAAGAATATTAAATAATATGCCTTTCTTTTTGAAGACTCGTGGAACGATTCGTGCTTTGAAAGGATTAATAAATTGTTATGGTATACCGAGTAGTATATTAAGAGTTCGTGAATTCGGAGGCCCTAATCCTGATAAATCAAGACCATCATTCAATATAACAAGAAAATTTACAAAGGCTCTTGAATTCAAAGCAGGTCAATACATACAGACCACTTGGGCAAATGATACTAATAGTGGTAGAAAACCTGACACTATTGAGATGAGATTTAGGGCAGCCAGTGGTAGTAATCAAACATTATGGCAAGCAGGTACAGATATAGCACTCAGATTAGTTGATAATGGTTCAGCTGATGATTACGGAACTGTACAATTTTTCTTAGAGGGTGGAGCAAGTCCTGACTTTACGCTATCATCCACATCATTACCAATTTATGATGGAGAGTTTTACTCTGTAATGTTAACAAGAATGAGTGCAAGTATTGGTGATGGTGGTAAACATTATAGTGGGAGTTCAGTTGGACAGCTTACAAGCGATTCGACATCACAAAATATTTTATACAATCTTCATGTGGGAAGATATGATTCAGGTTTACAAAGAACAATTTACAAATCTTGGACAAGTGGTAGTACATCGACCACAAGTGTAAACTCTGCTTATGTTGGTAATGAAACCGCATATATTGGTGGTAAACCAAGTAACGATTTTGGTACTCAACTTAGTGGTAGTATCATGGAGTTTCGTTATTGGAATACTGCACTAAATAGTGGTTCATTTGACAATCATGTTGGGGCACCTAAAGCTTTTGATGGAAATCATCCATCGGCATCTTATACTGATTTAGTATTAAGATATAGTTTCGATGATAATAAAAATCTTGACACATCAACAAGTATTCGTGATACAAGTGCTGACCAAAGTTATACTGCAGAAGGAACTGCTAATGGATATACAAGTGGTAATCGTCCACACTTTAAATCTATTGTGGATGAACAGAAGGCTAAAGTTCCAAATTTAGGCCCTAATGCAAGAGTAGACAATAAAATTAGAGTTGAATCAAACAAATTGATGGGTAATCTTTCTGTGAACGAAAGGTCTGAGATAAGTGCTTATGATTTAGCTCCATTAGATAGTAATAGAGTTGGAGTTTATTTTTCACCAAGTGATGTGATTACTGAAGATGTTATCTTGAGTGTTGCTGATTTCGATTACGATGATTTTATTGGAGACCCAAGAGATAAATACAAAAGAAGATATAGACAACTTGAAAATATAGCTAATACATATTGGCAAAAATATACCACACCAAATAATTTTTGGGACTATATAAGATTGATTAGATATTACGATACGAGTTTATTTGACCAATTGAGAAAAATGATACCTGCAAGAGCTAATTCATCTCTTGGTTTATTAATAGAACCGAATATCTTAGAAAGAAGAAAAGAAGTAATTGGGGCACGACCAATCAAAGAACCAATCAATCTAAGAGGTAGCTTGAATGCATCTTTTGGTAGAGTAGTTAGTGGTTCGACAAAACCAATGTCATCTTCTATAAACATACCGAATTTATTTAAACAGAGTGGTAGTTACTTAACATATACAAGTTCAATCAATACTACTCCATCAGCATCAGGCGGAAAGTATTTGACCTTTACTGGTTCTATCAATGAAGATATTTTTAGAACACCAGCCACATATGTCCTATCCTCTTCATTTAGTGGATGGGGTGGTGGAGAAGAAAAGTATGGTAATGTCAGATTCACCATTGGAGGACCTGAATATGTATTTAGTGAAGTATTACAACCAAACATAAGTGGTTCAAGAATATCAGAACATAATTTTGAAAGAAGATTTTTCTACACCACACAAGCAAGTGCCTCAGTTAATAATTACTTTTCATCTTCCTTAGTGAGAAGTGACAAACAAAGTTTATTTCAAGACAATCAGTTGTTTAGGTTGACTATACTTGGTTCACTCCAAACTAAAAAAACAACATTAGATAAGGCTGAACCTGTAACGGTAGTATTGACCTCACCCACAACTTTGGTTACAAAGGAAACTGGTGAGTCTAAACTTGATGTATTATAATGAAAAATTTGATTTGAGTATATTTATAAGTAAGAAAGTTTTAATCTTATTTTGAATCCAAAACTACTCAAATCCTAAAGGAGAATATATATGGGATTTTTAAATAATACCACAATCACGGTAGATGCAATACTTACGAAAAGAGGTCGTGAGTTGTTAGCTC